ATATTGGCTCATCGTTGGCGTCATACTCGCCGGTGAATACGGGGCGTCGGGTCAGGGTGAAAGTCAAGAAAGTCATTGTTGTCCTCCGGATGAAGTCAGGGGCCAGCCGAAGCCAGCCCCGTCAGGGTTAGAATGGAATCGCGTGCGCCGGTCGATTGATCGAGCAGATCGGGCAATCATACCCAACCGAGTCAACGTCGCCAGCGTGAGTCACGTACTCGGCGGTGATGATCACGCCATCAGAACAGCGATGATCATCGCAGACAGGCATTGGCGGCTCAGTGGTCAAGCCTGCCAAGGTGTCGACGAGTTCGGCAGTGGTGTGCGCGTCAAACTCGGTGGCGCCGTCAGCTGTGTAGTATCCAGGCATCAGCGTCACCGTGACCATCTCGTTATATCCGGCATTGTTCCGGTAGGACTCGATCATCTCGACCGCCGGGTTCTTGAGAGCGCGGTGGAGTGCCGTTGGTGCGACGGCGTTAACGTTGGTTGAAATCGTTGTAGTCATATGTGCTCCTGTCTGTGTTGTCGTTCTCGTCCGGTCATTTGCGACCGTGAGCGGACTATATGCCAGCCGTGTTTTATTGTCAACGGTATTCAAGAAATAATTCATCGATTATTTCCAACAATACTCTTGACGTGGATTAGATTGCGGGTTAATGTTCGAATCGTGACAGACGAGATCATTACAATTCGAGAAGCGGCAGAGATGCGCGGCGTGACTACATCCGCTGTTTACCAGTGGATCGCGCAGGGGCGCATTCAGCGTCACGCCATCGTGACCCCGCTTGGAAGCTTTTGCGGCGTGAGCCGTGCTGAGATCGTGGCATACCGTCCGCGATCCGTTGGCCGGCCCCGCATCTATCCAGTTACCTCCGGTGAGCGTGAGTGTGAGTCCTGTTCATAAGTGCTCTTCTTGGGGATGGTCATCGCTGGCCATCCCGCTTTTTACCGGCTGATATTTGACCGAGACATCCGGCAGCGATGCACGCCCGCAGTCGCGAGGCCCTAACGGTCCTCAAACTGCCGGACAAACGCCCAGGCTGATAATCTGGGTGCGGGCAGGAATCCCAACCTGCCCTTCCAGTTCTGACGAGTGTGGCGGGAGTCGCCACTTCCCTGCGGTATAGGGAATCGTTGCGGGTGAGCCTTTTGGGTTAGGGCTCACCCGTGTTGATATCGACTCTACGGAGTCAACGAAATTGCTCCTTGTTCTTTGGTGGCGCACTGGATGAGATGAGGAAGAATCAGGGGACGTTCGGCAAGCGCCGATCGTACATCTAGTGTCATCTTCGGCAAACAGCCATCTCGGCGGAGATCCCGCAGGGGCAATACAGCGCGGAAGCTCAGTGGGAGCATCCGGACTGATCAAGGTTTTTCATACCCTTTTCTCCTTGGTCGGTCGGTGATCAGGTTCAATTCCTGACCGCGCTATACCTGGGGCTGACCGGGTGCGGTCTTGTGGGAGACCGCAAGTCGAGCGACATCAGCAGTGGAATTTTCATCTCCTCTGAGGATCAGGTAGTAGGTTGACTGCCCCTACCTGATCCCTTTTTTTACCGGAGGTTTCGATGAACTTCATTCTCTGGATTGCTCTCGAGCTGACCCGGCTGGCGTCACGTCCCGTGATTGCCGAGATCGATGGGCGACCGACTCGGATTGAGCTGGTTAGGCCCGATGATCGACCGACGCGACTGGGACGGCCGCAAAGATAATTCAAAACAGCTATTGACAATAAACGCGACTTGCATATACTCGATTTTGGCCGCTGGAGTGACGACCAGCACATCAGGCCGCAAAGGTAAACGAGACGATGCAATCATCAAGCCTTCAGTGAAGGCGGGACAGGTCCACGGATGTCACCGTGATCGTTTACCTACCTGCCCGTTTTCACTGAGGGCTTTTCGCTTTTTGGAGAGCCAATGAACAGCAAGGCGATCGCGCTGATGGTTGCGATTGGTTGCAATTCACGTATCACGGAGGAAGATATGACAGCACTAGACGAACTGGAATCGGCGGATGATTATCTGCGATTCCTTCAGCAGAAAGCACAGTTCAATGACGGCGATGGGTTTGAGCCGCTATGGATGCCGGACGTTATGTTCGACTTTCAGCGGATGCTTGTGGCCTGGTCGATCCGTCGTGGTCGCGCCGCCATCTTTGCCGATTGCGGTATGGGCAAGACGTTGATGCAGCTGGTCTGGGCTCAGAACGTCCATCTCTTCACGGGCAAGCCAGTCCTGATCATCACTCCCCTAGCCGTATCCTCACAGACGGTGGAAGAGGCTGGTAAGTTCGGTATCGATGCGGCCGTCAGCCGTGAAGGCAAGGTGACGGCGCCCATATCAATTACGAACTATGAGCGGCTTCATTACTTCAACACAGATGACTTCGCCGGCGTCGTATGCGATGAGTCGAGCGCGATCAAGTCATTCAACGGCAAGCATCGGGCAATTGTGACGGAGTTTCTCAGGACCAAGCGCTTCCGGTTGCTATGCACTGCGACGGCCGCGCCGAATGATTACATCGAGCTCGGGACATCATCGGAGGCGCTGGGAGAGATGGGCGCGATGGATATGATGTCCTATTTCTTCAAGAACGATCAGAACAATGGGGCAGCCGGTCAAGGTCATTCACATCGTCAGCGCGGCCGAACGGATCAGGTGAAATGGCGGTTCAAGGGTCACGCTGAGATTCCCTTCTGGAGATGGGTGTCAACCTGGGCGAGAGCTATCCGCAAGCCGTCAGACTTTGGGTACTCGGATAATGACTTTGTGTTGCCGGCGCTGATAGAGCAGACGCACTTTGTCTCACCTCGAGCATTGGCCGCAGGGTATTTGTTTGAGATGTCGGCAGTTGGATTGTCGGCGCTCAGAGAAGAGCAGCGGCGAACCGTCACTGAGCGATGCGAGAAAATCGCCGAGTTGGTCGCGACCGATGAGTCGGCCGTAGTTTGGTGCAACCTGAACGAAGAGGGCAGGCTGCTCAGAAAGCTGCTGCCTGATTTCATCGAGGTATCCGGCTCCGACTCGCCAGAGTTCAAGGAAGAGGCATTCACGAATTTTCGTCACGGCAAGATCCGGGGACTGATCACGAAAAGCAAGATCGGCGCCTGGGGGATGAACTGGCAACACTGCGCGCACACGGTACTCTTCCCAAGTTACAGTTATGAGCAGTATTACCAGCTGGTCCGGCGCTTCTGGCGGTTCGGTCAGAAGCGGCCGGTGAAAGTCGATATCGTGACCACAGAGAGCAGTCACGATATTCTGTCAGCTCTTCAGCGCAAGAGCCAGCAGGCCGATCGAATGTTTACCGCACTTGTCGAGCATATGAATCACGCTCGAGGCATCATCACCAACGACACGACGACGACAATGGAGGTTCCGAAATGGCTGTAAAGAATCAGGTTATCACCAATCAGTATGCGATCTATAACGGCGACTGTATCCAGGTTATGAAGTCGCTTCCGTCCGAATCAATCCACCTTTCGATCTATTCGCCGCCGTTCGCCGGGTTGTATCACTACAGCAGCGACGACCGGGACTTGTCCAACGCTCGAACCTATGAGGAGTTCTTCGAGCATTATGATTTTGTGGTCAAAGAGCTCTACCGGCTGACCGTGCCAGGTCGAATGACCGCCGTGCATTGTATGGACGTTCCAACTGGTAACACGGGATGCGACACGCTGACCGACTTCCCTGGCGATATTATCCGGCAGCACAAGCGACTCGGATTCGACTACGTCGCCCGGTATCACGTCTGGAAAGAGCCGCTCACGGTGCGGAATCGAACGATGACCAAGGCTCTCGCACACAAGCAGATCGTTGATGATTCATCGCGATGCACTGTGGCCAGCGCGGATTACCTTCTGGTCTTTCGCCGCAAAGGCAAGAATCCCATCCCGATTACTCATCCGAACGGGCTGATGGAGTACTACGGCGAACGCGAGATCCCCGCCGAACTTCTACCCTACCGGGGGCACACTGGCAATCAGATCGAGAATCGATATTCGCACTGGATCTGGCGTCAGTATGCGAGCGCCTTCTGGGACGATGTTCGGCTTGATCGCGTGTTGCCGTTCCGTGAAGCTCGTGGCGAGGACGATGAAAAGCACGTGCATCCGCTACAGCTCGATGTCATTGATCGATGCCTTACACTGTGGAGTAACCCAGGTGAGACGGTGCTGACGCCATTTATGGGAGTTGGGTCAGAGGTCTACGCATCGGTAGTCCAAGGCCGTCGCGCTATCGGGGCAGAGCTCAAAGAGTCCTACTTTGCGCAAGCCATCAAGAACCTCGAGGATGCGGCCAAAAGAAAGCCGGTGCAAGATGATCTGTTCGTTTGATCTTGTGCTATTATACTTCTTGCGATCAGGGGTGACGCCCTGAGCTATTCGCAGAATGAAAGGGACAACAATGTATACTCTCAAAAGCCTTTTGCGGAGGCGGGTCAGGTCTGTAGGCTGTCAACCTACGGTCCCTTTCAACCTGC